TCACTTGGTATAAAACTCGCCATCATCATCTTCTGATTTGCCCAATACTGGAAGATCCAATGTGGGAGAAATTTTCACTTTTCTGTCATAAACCACAACTTGGCTTTCAGTTTTGTGACCTGAGAATAGTTGTTTGTCCTTACTCGAGCCTTCGTAATCAGATATTCCCTTGGCTTTGAGATCATGAAATGTACACGGCAGTTTTCTATCTAGTTTTTTTCCTGCTGCTTCCCTTGCAGTTTCCCACAGATCGTTAAACCCACTTTTTGAATACTTAGTTTTTTTACTGCTACAAACAACGGTTTCCCGTCCACCCAGAGTCTTTGCAAGTTCGATGGCGTTATGTAGCCTCTCGGTCCAGACTTTTATTTGTTTAGTCCCGGTCTTTCCCTGCTGGATAAAAATGCCTTCCTCGCTTACTTGCGACCATTTGAGAGAAAGAACATCGGAAACGCGAGCCGCACATAAGTAAGATATCTCCATGCCAACCCGGAGAGCTGGTGCCGCCTCTTCATAAATTGCCTGATATTCTTCGTCTGTCACGTACACGTCACGGGCTTTTAAAGAGAACTTGCGTACTCCTTTGCACGGATTTCCTTTCACATACCCTCGTTCATATCCCCATGAGAAAACTCGCGACATCCCGCCGAGTTCCTGGTTTGCCTGGTTAATACTGCGTTGGCCCCGTTTATCCATATAGATCCTGACCATCTCAATTTTTATGTCATCTGCTCGCATATTCCCGAACACTGGGACCAGGTTTTTTTCATATGACCTGTAATCAGTCTGTGTCCGCGGAGCCAGTTCAGCAAAAGCTGGGCTGCTGGTGAATAACTTCCATAATTTAGAAAATGTCATTACGTCTGAACGCTTGGCTTTTTCTTCCTCATAGCGCGCCCATAGCCGGGACATACTTGTCCCGGTAATAGGTGCAAGAGTTACGCTTTGTTTTGTTCCTTTTGGCTTCCACACATAGCTATAACGGTTTTTAGTTACGCGTGGCGGGAGGTGCTTGTCTTTAGGATCTTTTCTTGGTCTGCCCATTGATTGCGTCGTAATTTGGCTCAAGTGCAACATATTCATCGACCTTAGGTAATTCAGAAACTCCGGGATCAATACTTCTGCGCAATACAATTGGGCGGTTCCGCCCATCAGTGGTGAACGGTATGCCGTGACACCGCAGTTGTCGCTGCTGGTGGGTGTAGCGCTGATAGCCAGTAATTTCTGCAATTTCCTGAGGAGACAGTGTAAGTTCGTGCATAGCTCATCTCTCTGATGGCCTGCCTGTAAAAACATACCAGGCAGGATCCATAAATTGTGAAATTAGAAAATCAATTTGCGGTCAGACGTTGCCAGATTGCTGATACGTATTTGACCTGATGCCGGGCATCAGAAAGTGCATTGTGCATGTCACCTTCAAACGGGATGTCGAAGCGCGGATTTATACCGACAGATTTACCCAGTTCGACCATGGTCCTTACGTCCCTGTCATTCCAGAACGGAACAGCGAAGGGGGTATCTGTTAACGCGTATGCGCGGCGAAGAATGACGTTATCAAACGAGCGACCATTACCCCATAACTGAACTGTGTGGCTTCCGTTAGCAGCGTTTTCAGCAATAAAGTCAGCCAGGAGTTCGAGGGTCTCAAGCAACCCCATGGCTTCATCAACAAGAATGGCAGAGCGGGCTTCAGATGATTGTTTCAACCACCACTGAATCGTCGACGCATCCGGTTTCATGCCAAACGACATCGATGACTCCAGACTGACAACCTGGTAAAACTCGGCACCAGTGTTACCAGTTGAAGGATCAAAAAATACTGCGCCAATAGAGACTATTGGGGCATCAGGACTGTTGCCCATAGTTTCCATATCAACCATCAGGTGAGTATAAAAAGCGTTCAGGGGATCCGTATCAATATGGTGAACGGGTTCATTATTCAGAGAAGCTGACGCGTCACCAGTTGCATCAGCGCTTTTAACTGGCAAAACTGCTGTTTCGCTCTGAGACACTTCAGGATTAGCTTTGATTTCGTTGTTGTTAGTTTCTTCCATCTGCACATTGCTGGTGGCTTCCTCTGTATTGGTATTATGTAACTTATTCTCGACGGCGCGCTGGCGTACCTGGTCTACGACAGAAAGTGCGTGTGCTGGCTGGTTACCCATCAGGCCATCGATGGAGAACACGCCGTTGCCCATGTTAGCGATTTCTGGTTGTTCGACTCCTGCCTTCTGTTCAGCTGTGACTTTCTCGTTAACCTCGTTTTCCCAGCTTTTTTCTGGCACATGACCAGCCGCCAGCAGGGTTTCCTGGCATGGTGTTTCATGGTTGCTTTCTGTCAGGTTTGCGTTGATATAGGCCTGCAGCCGACCAGGAAATTTAACCAGTTCGGATGATGTACCGCGGATAAGCGCAAAGATAGCGGCTCGCGAATAGTCCAGAATGCCAGCGCTTTTTCGCAGTGCTTCCGACCATTCCTTAAAAGGACTCTCTTTTTTGGTGACGATCTCTTTTGCCCGGCGGTAGACCCCACCCGGGATGTCGTAGATATTGAAATCCATTGGAAGAGTGGCCAGCGCAATCTCAACGTCGAGCGTATCCAGTGTATGAGCATAATCGGTATTGCGATCAGTCTTATTGCCACCACCAGCGTTCGTTCCAGTATCAGTGCGCTGAATCTGCGACACACGATTTCCCTTACACCACTCTTTAACCAGCAATCCGCGGTCAATGTGTTCAGTACTGAACCAGGCCTTAAAGAACTGAATTACGGTAGACAGATCCACTCGTTTACCATCAACCGGGAAAATAGTTTTTAGCGCGCTGATAATTTTCCAGATATCGATCTCTGGCGCTTTCTTGAATGGTTCTACATTCTCGGCGGCAAGCAGCAGATTTTGCACGTAGCTGTTATCCACATCCAGCTCAAGTTCCTGAATGGTTTTCTTCTGTTCAGTATCAATATGGTAAGCATATTCATCAGAAATAAACTGAGCCAAAAGGCGCTGGCGTAGCGGGAGAGTCGCAACGGTAATGAGTTCTGGCGTTACAGGTGGAACGGTGGGCTCATCACCCACAATTCGTGCTTTCTTATCGTTAACCCACTCCTGCATGGTTTGAGTCCGCGCTTTCGGTTCCGCAATCCATTCGCTAATAAATTCCTCAAATGAAGCAATGGTATAGACCTGCTCACGGTCGAAGACTTCTTTTATTGCGTTTGCCAGCTTCCACTCGACATGAGCAGAAAGCTCTTTCGCCGCTGGCACATTTGCAACGGCCAGTAACAGGTTTTGTATATAGAGATCATTTTCGTCCAGTTCCATTTGCCCGATCTGGACGTGCCGCGCTTCACTGATTTCCTTCTCTTCACCGTCATTTAACAGGTGCGCAATCAGCCGCTGAGACAGGCGCAGGCGAGATATGGGGCGGAGCAATGCTGGCGCATCGCTGGTGGGTACATTGGCACTGGAGGTTTCAGGTTTTTGCTGGCTGGAAGCCTCCAGATTTTCATTATCCGGCTTCTGTTTCAGTTGCCACGTTTGCTGGTCTTCTGCCAGTTCGTAACGATCGCACCATGTGTCATCAAGTGTGCTTTCCTCAGGAAGATCGTCAACAACAAACCAGTTGGTGCGGACAGGTAATTGATAGTCGGCGCCACGACCGACGGCAATATCGTTATCTTCGAGAATATTGAGGATTTCGCGTTCTGCACGGGAATCTGATTTCGCAGAGAACCAGCAAAACAGGTTTTTTGCCTCAGTTGCTTTCGCTTTGGCTTTAATAAGATACGCATACGTTAACATTGCGTTCGGGCTCCATAGGATTGTAAGATACCCGGCAGCTGATGATCGCCGCCTAAGGTAGTGGTTATTGGTCAAAACTCGTTCCGGAAAGCTTTGGTCGGCTGACCGGGTACTTAACCCGCCTTGCGCGGGTTTTGTGCTTTATGGGGTAGGGGATTTTCCCTGCGCCAGCTGTGCGACGGGGACCCACTCCAGAGCATTCAGCACGGGTTCAAATGAATCAGGCGTGTGAGTAACGGCGCGAACAACGTCAGCCACGCTGGGGTTTGCTTTGCTAAGATGGTACCCGCCACCGGCGCCACGCTGACTGGTAACAATTTCACTGCTGCGCAGCTTCGAGAAAATCTGCTCGAGGTAAGACACAGACAGCTTCGATTCCTTACTGATTGATGCGATGGAAACCGGACTGCCGTTGTAAATCCTGTTGAGGATGGCAACCACCTGAACAGATGCCACCACACGTTTCATTCCGAACTCCATCATGCATCCTTTGCCGGTTCGCGACCGTATCCTGGGTTATCGTTTAAGGCGTCATTCAGAACCTGCATTGCCTCATTATGTGGGAGAGTCAGAGCAAGTTTGATCGCCGTTCCAAGAGCTTCAGCCGCACATTCAAACTTACGAGCGAGCCTGGCTGTTTCATCAACTTGTTCACCCATCGCTTCCATTTCAAAGTTGTGCTCAGTCCAGACTTCATCCATCACATCACTTTCAACTTCTTCACGTAATGCTTCTTTTACTTCCAGAACAGGCAAAACCCCGATTAATGCCTCGGCTGGCGCGCTGCTGAAGCGCAATGCCAGATCGTTAGCTGACATAAAAACCTCCGGAAAAAAGCCCGCCACGGGACGGGCAAAGAACACTTTTCCAATTTAACCAGAACAGGTCTTCGTCTCCTATTTGGTTACGATGGTGGTATTACCATCACAATGCCCTGTGCACCGGGCATGAGGCTGGCAACAGCCATTGGTCAAACTCGTTATGAACGAACAGCAGTCTGTTGGTCGGCAGACGGGTCGCCTTTCTGGGCAAGCGTGTAGCAAATCAGTCGAATGATTACTTCAATGCGATTTAGATGTACGGCCTGACACCGCACTGGTTTACGTGCGAAATCGATCATGGATTTATCCTCTTGCGTTGCCCTTGTCGCCAGGCTGGCGGAACGTTGAACCTGCTGCGTGTTAATACTTGTCATCTCATCCGGTGATTCGTATGCCGCCGGCAGCTACTTCGTGGGCGTCCTGCCTAGATGACTGTCTTTGAGTTGGGAATAGTATTATCGATTGAATCGATACATGTCAAATTAAATCGATATCAATGAGTGTGAACAGCTCACCGATTAGTTTATCGGATTGATTTCGCGTGCTTTATGAAGGGTGCTGGAGTGGAGGGGTTACTCGTTACTGGGGATTATCTTTCGTTTTTTTAGGTAAGCAGTAGCTACATCATCTAGCTCTTGCAGACGCAGTTCGATCAACTTAATTATCTTTTCTCTCTCATCGTCAGTGGGCAAAAGCTCAAATTGCTCCAGTAGCTTTTGTTCCTGGGCCGACTGAGGCTGACGTTTTTTTTCTGATGTTATGGCAGGAATAGTGTCAGCTTCAGTTTCTTCAAGAAAAAACCAATAGAGTGGATAGCCTGTAGCGGACTGTAGCCTATCTAGGATGTCAGCTCTTGGAAGTATATTAGAGTTACACCAGCCATTTACTGACTGGGCTTTTACTCCCAGTCTGCGTGCGAGTTCCGATTGAGATATTCCAAGATCATGGATGGCTTTTTGTAATCGCTTTCCGAAGTTCATATTCCTAGCCCGCTCAAAAACATACATCTGATTATACAGATTTTATCTGTAGCTCAATCTATCGATATAATTTGACTATATCGAAATAATTTGATTTACTCGCTTCAAGTTCACTACCCGAGACAAATCAATGAAGCTCACAACACAAAAGAAAATGTTAGCCATATGCAGTCAGGCAGAACTGGGGCGCCGTCTAAATCGGCGAGCTCAAACAGTTAATGGATGGTTCAAGAAAAAGGTACCCGGCGAGCTTGTTGTTCGCGTATCCAAAGCTCTCAATTGGCAAATTACGCCACACGAGTTGCGACCGGACCTTTATCCAAACCCCACTGATGGTTTACCTCAAAAGGAGGCTTAATCATGCAATCAGCCACGTATCAACATCATAGCCAACGTTTAGCTATTCCGTTGAAAACGGAAAATCAATTTAAACCCCAGCGCCGTGACGGCATTCAGCACTGCGTCATATTGGCAGCCGTTCGTGAATGGGAATCGACATTACCAGGACAGGCACAGGAACGGATCGCTCAGCTGGTGGCTGAAGAGTGGGCCAAAGCAGATGGCCGCGGAATTGCTGTTAATAAACAGAATTTATTCCGATATCTGAAAAACGAGGGCGGTTCGGAAAAGTACAGGGCTTACGTTATGCGGCTGTCAGGTTCAATTATTGCTGCTATGCCAGTTCAGATTGCCAGAAAGCACGGATTAAGTAATGCGAGCACAGAAGCAGAGCTGGTGGCAAACGCTATCAAAGAGTGCAGTGAGGCACACCATGCGAAATTAATTGGCGCGCCATTACAAAAGCTCGAGAAGGAAATCCGTGAGGCGGCAATCGCATTGTTCAACATGTTACCTGCTGACGCGGCGGGACCACTACTGGCGAGTATAAGCACCGTAGCGCCGCAATTGTTTTAATCGAGTTTTGAGCAATAACCATTACGCGCCGGGAAACCGGACAAGGGAGTAACCATGGCAGCTCTGCCTTACATGCAACTTTACATTGCTGATTACCTGGCGGACACCATGCATCTGTCTACAGAAGAGCATGGCGCATACCTGCTACTGATGTTCAATTATTGGCAAACAGGTCGCCCGATCCCCAAAAACCGACTATCGAAAATTGCACGGCTGAGTAACGACCGTTGGGATGCCGTTGAACCTTCGTTGAAAGAGTTTTTTAACGATAACGGAACCGAATGGGTACAGGAGCGTATAGAGCGTGATCTGGAGGCGGTTAAAAACTCGATCAGCCAAAAGTCAGCAGCTGGAAAAGCATCCGCTCAGGCGAGAAAAGCTAAAAAAGGAGCGAATAACCAACAAAATAACAACGGGTGTTCAACGGGTGTTGAGCCGCCGTTAAAACAGAACGCCAACGGAAACCCAACTAATAAAGATCCAGATACAGATACAGATCTAAAAGAAAACCAAGAGAGAGAGTTATACGCGCCAAGTGGCTTTTTACCGCCCATAGGCAAATTTCCGATCACAGATGACTGGACTCCTGGTGATGACTTTGTACGCCAGGCTGCGCAGTGGGGAATAAACCTTGGGGATCTACCAGGGTATACCGCCGTCGAATTACAGCAGTTCCGGGACTACTGGAAATGTGAAGGGAAAGTTAAACACCACATCCAGTGGGAACAGACTTTTGCTTCCAGCCTGAAAACATCACGCGCCAAATCTTCCTCACCATCGGCAGGTACACGTCGACAGGCTGGCTTTGGCGTTTCACAACCTGACACTCAGATCCCGCCGGGATTCAGGGGGTAATGATGAAATCGACGCATGACTTGCTTGGCCGTCTACGTAACCTCATGCCTGCAGGTGTCCAGCCGAAATTTACCAGCAGTCAGGAATTAATGGCCTGGCAGCAGGAAGAAGGGCGAAAGCGCGCAGCTGAGCTGGAAAAACAAAATCAGCGTAACCGTTCAGAAAGGATTTTTGGGCGCTCAGGGATCTGCGAGTTGCACAGGGGGTGCTCATTTGCAAATTACCTGGTGAGCAACGGCGGGCAGAAACACGCGCTGACAATGGCAAAGAGCTACGCCCATAACTTTGGGAATGGCTTTACCAGTTTCATATTCAGCGGCAGTTGTGGAACAGGGAAAAATCATCTTGCCGCGGCAATCGGGAACTACCTGCTTCAGCACGATTATTCCGTTCTGGTCGTGACAGTACCTGATTTGATGCTTCGCGCACGCAAATGCTATGACGAGGGCCAGTCTGAGTCCGATTTGCTGGACGATTTGTGCAAGGTTGATTTGCTTGTTCTTGATGAGGTTGGTGTTCAACGTGATACGCGCAATGAGTGGGTATTACTTAATCAGATTATCGATCGCCGTATGGCGTCAATGAAACCAGTGGGGGTGCTAACAAACCTGAATTATGACGAGTTATCGAAAGTTCTGGGTGAGCGGGTCATGGACCGCTTAACCATGGATGACGGTATCTGGGTAAATTTCGCCTGGGGAAGTTATCGCAAAAATGTGACCCATTTACGGGTCGTGAAGTAACTAAAACGAGTATTGACCAATGACCATAGAAATCTCTCAGAAAGATCGGGTTGCGATAGTAGTACGCCATACCCCGAACTGCGTATTACGTGATGTGTGTGAAGCGCTGGATATTCCATCCGGTACCGCTGGTAAGTTTCTGCGCGCGCTGACTGTCAGTGGCACAGTCCTGCGTACTCACAATGGAACTCAGTATGTTTATAACATCGCCACGGATGCAGAAATACCCGACGTAAAACTGCCCTTCATGGAAGAGAAAAGTGATCCGGTTGAAACGCAATTAGCAGAGAAAATGGCGAAAGACCTGAAGTCCCGAGGGCTCTGGCGGCGCGCGGCAAAAGTATATACCGACATGTTAGACATTGCCCGTAGTTCAGCTGAAGTGTCACGTATAGCACAGCAACGTAATGAATGCCTGCGTATGGCCCGGAGATGATCAGCATGCCAAGACCAAACACACCAGAAGAGCAGGCGGCACTTATCCGGGTGATCATCGAAGAAGTGAAAATCCGTGGACGCTTAACCGTTAGCGAGGCATCACAGATGTTGTCGCTGCATCGTCAGACTGCTGAGAAGTATTTCCGCGTAGCAGCCGAACGCGGCGAACTCATTCGTTACGGTCGTCTTGGTTTGTTCAGGGACCAAAAGGCTGTGATTGATTTCGATCTCCAGCGTTTTTCATACGGATCGAGTAATCCTGGGATTGAGTTACCAGCAGATTTTCGGGGAAGTGCGGTTATGCGCCGGGTCATTGAAATTGTGGGGAGGATGCCAGCATGACAACCGAAAAACGGGCGTTGAATTATGACCCAGCCGATCCCGACAAGATGCGATTACCAATGGGCGTAACATGTGGTAATTGCCACCATATCCATCGTTGTAAAGCAATTTTTGGACACACGGAGTCGGACACATATTGCGATTGGTCACCGTCGCGATTTATTGCTGGCATTGGCGTGAAGGGGGAGTGAGATGGACTTAATACCATTAACGCACGACGAGCTCTGCCAAATTGCCTGGCGCTTTCTTCAGAATAATGGCTTTAAAGTGGCGTTTCATGATCGGTTCCGTGCATGGACACCTTACGGCGAACAGGCTGATGCTATCGGCTTTCGCAACGGTGCTAGCTGTCTGATTGAGGCTAAATGCTCTCGCTCTGACCTGTTAGCCGACCGTAAGAAGCCTTTCCGGATTGAACCCGAGAAAGGTATGGGAGATTGGCGCTTCATGATTAGCGAGCCGGGAATTGTGAATGTTGAAGACCTGCCGTCAGGCTGGGGCTTACTTCACGTTATTAAAGGTCGGGTTAAGAAGGTGCACGGATGGCCTGGTAACGGACTTTGGGTTAACCGGGATAGCAAACCATTCCAGGCCAACAAACAGGCTGAATGCGACTACATGTTTAGCGCTCTACGCCGGATGGATTTACGTGGACATCTTAAAGAGGTTTACGACGGCGTAATCGTTAATAAGACAGAAGGAACCGCAGCATGACAACTAACAACCACCCGGCGCACGGTCCTGTATCACTCGATCGCCTGCACCAGACAAGAGAAATACTCAGCAAAGCATCAGCACAAAGCGATGGGGGCAATCTCGGCTACGCAATGGCTGATGCTGTGAAGGTGATTGATGGGGTTCTGGAGTCGTTAGCCCGTGAACAAGTACGCCGTGAACATGCAGCATGGTCACAGGCTACTTTCGGCGATGTCGGTCCAGTTGGTCCGTTGAAGCACCTTTCCAAAGAAGCTCTCGAGGCGGCTGCTGAACCAGGCGACCTTAGCGAATGGGCTGACATGCAATTCCTGTTATGGGATGCACAACGTCGTGCCGGTATCAGTGACGAGCAGATTACCCTGGCGATGGTAGAAAAGCTGGCGGTAAACAAGCAGCGAGAATGGCCTGAACCGAAAGACGGGGAGCCGCGCCTGCATATCAAAACTGAACAGCATCAGGGAGAGAAGTGATGGATCCGCAACTGGAATACGCCACGAAGCGTATCGTCGAGCTGGAAAACCTGCTGCTGGTGAATGTTGAGGAAACTGTCTGGCCTGCCGAAGTGGGAATGGTCTTCAGCCAGGTTGAACGTACCGGGGATCTCCCGTCACATCACCAGCGCCGCCTTAAACATCACATCAATCGCATGTGGCTGGAGAAAATACAGGTACCAGCGATCATCACAGCGGCACAGTCACTGGCCATCGCCATGGAGAAATACGCGTGAGAGAAATCATTGTCGATAATTTTGCTGGTGGTGGCGGGGCGTCAACCGGCATTGAAATGGCGATCGGTCGTAGTGTTGATATTGCTATTAACCACGACGAGAACGCCGTAGCGATGCACACGACAAACCATCCTGATACGTTGCACTATTGCGAGTCTGTGTATGAGGTTCGCCCAAAGGTTGCTACCGCAGGTTGTCCGGTGGCGCTGGCGTGGTTTTCTCCAGATTGCCGCCACTTTTCTAAAGCTAAAGGGGCTAAACCTGTTGAGAAAGCGATCCGCGGACTGGCCTGGGTAGTATTACGCTGGGGGCTGGATGTTGAGCCGCGGGTAATGAAACTGGAAAACGTCGAAGAGTTTAAAACGTGGGGGCCGTTACTGGCTGGAGAAATGCGACCTGACCCATCCCGCGCGGGCGAAACTTTTGAAGCGTTTATTGGCATGCTGACAACTGGCATCCCGGCGAACCATCCAGCGCTGGAGGAATGCTGTGAGTTTCTGAATATTTCGCTTGATAGCGAAGATGCCGCGCGGCTGGTTAAAGGCCTTGGTTATGTTGTCGAGTATCGCGAACTGCGCGCCTGCGACTATGGTGCGCCGACAATCAGAAAACGTTTCTTCATGGTTATGCGTCGCGACGGGAAGCCTATTGTGTGGCCGGAACCAACACATGGAGATCCGAAATCTCCAGCGGTTCAGTCGGGCAGGTTGGCGCCATGGCGCACCGCTGCGGAGTGTATCGACTGGACAATCCCGGCGCCGTCAATATTCGATCGCAAAAAACAGCTGGCAGAAAATACCCTGAAGCGGATCGCGCGCGGCATACAGCGCTTTGTTATCGACAGTGCGTCGCCGTTCATCGTGAAATGCAATCACACCAGCACCAAAACGAGTTACGACTGTTTCCGTGGTCAGGCGCTGGGCGAACCTTTGCAAACCATTACTAAAACCCACGGTTACGCGTTAGCCGTACCGCACCTGACAAAGTTTCGCACTGGTGCAACCGGTCAGCCTGTTACCGAACCAGTACCGACGGTTACCGCTGGCACATCAAAACGCCCGGGCGGGAATGGGCATGCTCTTGGTTTGGTAGAAGCCGCGCTGACCCCGTTCCTGGCTGGCAACGGCGGCAGTGAATACCAGGCTAAACCGCGCCCGATGGATAAACCTGCTCATACCATTCTGAAGCAATCCCGCGCCTGTCTTGTTGCGCCGGTTATCGCCCGCCAGTTTGGGGCCAGTGTCGGCCACCGGGTAGACGAACCGAGCGCAACCATCACAGCTGGTGGTGGCGGTAAATCTCAACTGGTGACGCCTACGCTGATTCAGATGGGATATGGCGAACATCCCGGGCAAGAACCGCGTGTGCTGCGACTGGATAACCCACTGGGGACTGTTACTGCTGGTGGGAATAAATTCGCGACGGTGAGCGCATTCCTGGCGAAACACTACGGCGGTAACTATACGGGACCGGGTGTCGGTTTAGATGAGCCTGTTCATTCAGTTACCACTGTTGATCACCACGCAGTTGTCGCTGCGCATTTGATGGTCAATAACACAGGACATCCCGGCGGTACGCTGGACAATCCGGCTCATACCTTAACGACGGGAAATCATCATGCTGCAATAACCTCTCACCTAGTGAAATTGCGCGGCACCTGCCGGGACGGACAACCAACCAGTGAACCAATGCCAACGGTGACGGCGGGCGGGCTGCACATAGGGGAGGTGAAGACCATTCTTGCGGTCGATGAATACGACGAACATCGCGCGCAGCAGACGCTTGAGTTTCTGCGGGAATACTGCGGCGAGGATTGCGACGGGCTGGTGACAGTTGAAGGCATTACTTACCGCATCGTTGATATTGGCATGCGGATGTTGCAACCACATGAGCTTTACCGCGCGCAGGGCTTCCCTGAGTGGTACATTATCGATCAGGACTATCGGGGCAAGAAGTACGCGAAGGACAAGCAGGTTGCGCGATGTGGTAATGCTGTTCCGCCGCCATTTGCAGAAGCACTAGTACGGGCTAATTTACCGGAGCTTTGTCAGCAGAAAGAGATCGCAGCTTAATGTCCGAGTTTCAGAACATGGTGTAACAAATCCTGCTACTTCAATGACGTAGATTCAAACCTGATATAATTAGGCTCTTCACAACACGAGGAGCCTAAAATGTACCATTACATGATCCCTATCAACGGAACTGTTCACCTGATCAAGACTGACTCTCTGATCCCTGAAGGGACTGAGTATAGCTTTGAAGGAGAAAGTCTAATCTGCGCTCATGCCACTTTTAAATCTGGGACGTATGGCTTCCTGATACCAAAGGGAAATCAGTTGAATAGAGAGCATGCGTTCTGGCATGTAAGTGGAATTCACCCTAATCCCCTGGAAATGGATAAATCGTAATCCATAATATGCATGCCATTGTCCTGAACATACGGTGGCATGCATCCGGCACTACAACAGGAATGTTAAAGTGCAAACAATACAATTCGAGCAATATTCAACCTGTCACAGATGGCGAATACCACCGCCATTTCGTACATTCTGTGGTTTCTATTACCCATTGCGTTAATGCTGTCCAATCATCGCTCGCTGAGGCGCTGGTTAGGGTTAACCTTCCGGAGTTTTGTCAACTGAAACAAATAGCGGCTTAATAAAACATTGCTAATTCAACCCGCTACAGCGGGTTTTCTTTTTTTACTTCTGACAGGAAATTAACAATTTGTGCTCTTAAAGCGTTGATCATTTTCGTGCACAGGTATACTGTATATAAACACAGTATATGCAATGGAGGCCATTATGAAAGTTGAATTAACCATTGATCGCACTAAAGAACTACCAAAAGGTGCGGTACCAGCACTGGAGAAAGAATTGCTTAAGCGCCTGAATGGCCACTATGACAATTGCAGGCTCACAATCCGACGTGCTGGTTCAGATGGGTTAAGTGTTTTTGGCGGTGACAAGGACGACAAAAAGAAAATTGAATCAATCCTCCAGGATACCTGGGAAAGCGCTGACGACTGGTTTTATTAATTATTTTGGGTGTTACTTTGATCCCGTTTGCATGGGGGAGTTTAAGTGAAAGAAAAAGTAGAATTGCCCAAAAAAGGCTACGCAGTCATCAGATGTCACGATGGAGTCATCGTTGCCAGACTGCAATCATTTCCTGAGTGTGAGCGCGCACTGATGTACCGTCGCGGTAGCATGGTGTCTTTCATGCCTCTTCAGGATGATGAAATTATTGGTACACCTACGTTATTTACTCAGATGCTGGAAAGGGCTGGTTATCGCGTTACCCAGAATTCTGTTACACTCCCGTCATAGGCCTGAACAACCTATACCTGCTGCGCCACAGGAGAAAAGCCCCATGGCGCAAGATCAATTCAAGCAATCCCACATACTGACGTTAACCAACGCCAGCGATTTTCTTTTTGCCGCATCCAGAGGTGCGTTATGAAGAAAAGCTGGTTTCAACATACACAACTCACCACTGAGCAGGCTGACGAACTGGAAGCCCGCTATCACGCAAAGCAGATTAAGACCGAGCGTAGTCTGGATAATGACTTCATTCACTGGACGATCAGCGCGTTCTTGCCAGAAGTCTCTAAGCCTCCGCGTCAGGACAGAACATGGCAACAACGGATCTGGAGGTGAATGTGAAAGTCTACGATATCACCCCAATGGGCAAGCCCAGAATGACGCGCGCTGACAAATGGAAAAAACGCCCCGAGGTTATGCGTTACCGGGCTTTCTGTGATGAAGTTCGTCTGCGGGGTGTTGAGCTGCCTGAAAGCGGTTCACATGTCACCTTCATTCTGCCGATGCCAGCGAGCTGGAGCAAAAAGAAACGGGCTGAGTTCAACGGTAAACCACACCAGGCTAAACCTGATTTCGACAACATGATGAAAGCCCTGATGGATGCCATTTACGAAGATGATGCTCACATCTGGGATTCACGCGTCACTAAATTATGGGGCGAGAAGAGGCAAATAATTATCGGGGAGATTGCAGAATGAGGGCGCTGCTGAAGCCGGTGGTTGCGCGTGAGCTTGGAATTGTGCTGCTCAGACCGGGCAGCGAGCTGATGTCATTATTCAGTTGTGAACGTGTGCTGGTAGAAAGCCAGCCGGCAGGAATGGAACGGTTGCCTGCTGGCCGTGTTCCTGACGTTCGCCAGCCGCTTGCCAGTGACGAGTCACTGTGGCCGTTCTTCCTGGATGAAAAGGTTATGAAGGCTGCTGGTGGTTTGAGTGGACTTGATTATTGGCTTCTGCGTTATGGCGGCACCTGCTGCCAGTGGCCACACAGCGATTACCATTATCACGAGTTAACCACTCTGCGTCATGAACCCGGATCTGTTCTTCTGTGTGGCCATTGTGATAACCATTTGCGTGACCACTACAGCGAACAACTTGCAGAGCTGGCGAGACGTAATGTTATTAGCTGGATTATCAATAGCATCATGGTGGCGCTGAATCAGGATCCTTCCAGAGAACTGTCACTGGCGGAGCTATGCTGGTGGGCGGTGCGTATGGGTGTTACCGACGCAATTCCCGAATCCGTAGCCAGTCGGGCGCTTCGTATTCCTTCGGAAGATCATCAGTCAGTCATGCGTGAATGTGACATCGAACCGGGTCTAACCGCCACCAGCATCATTACAGCCAAAGCCAGCACAGTAACCGTGAACATGCCACCAGCTCAGGTGCCTGCGGTTAAGCCCTTAGTTGGTGTTCTGGTCGATCCTGACTCTCCGCAAACCTATATGAAACGTCCAAAGCGTATCCGTTGGACGGCCCCCCGATATCTGGAATGGATTAAAACACAGCCCTGCGAATGCTGCGGCAAACCATCCGACGACCCACACCATTTAATTGGCTGGGGGCAGGGAGGTATGGCAACGAAGGCGCATGATATTTTCGCGATCCCCCTCTGTCGTCAGTGCCATACAGAACTACATAACGACCCGGTGAAGTTTGAGCGAAAGCATGTACCTCAGCCGGTAATGATTATCAGAGTGCTGGACCGGGCTTACGGGCTCGGTGTTCTGGCGTAAGGAGAAGAACAGGATGACACCACGTCAACGCCGCAATCATTATGAAGCACTTGGTAAAGCAGCATCTGCGCCGCGTAAAAGCTGGCTGGGTAAATGTATCCTCCTGACGGGGATCCAGTCCGGATGGATTAAATCCCTGCTCACTACCTGGGGAGAAGGTGTGGGAGGAAAAACTGCTCCTCGTTTGCCGCGAGGACATGCGTGCTGGAATGTGCTTAAGGGACGGAACTGGTCAGATAAGGCACTCGAGCGATTTACCGTTGCGTTAAATCAGGCGAGAGAAGAGGGATTCCGTGGACAGCAGGCAATGAACAGGGCACACAGCATTCTCTGGCCCCAGTTACCCGCCAGTGTAATTGACGAGGCCCTGCATAGTGACGATGTCGATTTTGTTGAGCAATGCGTACTGCAGGCGCTGGATATAAACGATCCGGTTTATGTTGTTGGTCTTCAGTATTACACCACCCGAAAAAAAATCTCAGACATAACCCGGGAACTGCAGGCGATTGCGCCATGGCTGACACAAGAAAAGGCCAGAGAGCGAGTGAAGTGGTGTTTACAGATTTTCAGAGCAAAGGTGTACCTGTCAGCGAAAGCACTTTTGGAAAGCGAGGAATAATGTTTTTGCTTTATTGTGCTGTTTTTTGTGTCTGGTATTGAAAACTACCCAGAAAGTTAGATAATCCATTCATGCTTGGCAGAGCTGCGCCACGATGGCAGCGACGAAAAGCGAACAATTTGAATATAACGAGAACCCCGCCAGCGCGGGGTTTTTGCTTTCCGGCGATACGACAGGGGTATTCGCGAGGTGCATTGCACCAGTACCCCTGTCATATCGTCGATCTAATCTTCCACAAATATTAAGCCTCGCAATTCTGCGGGGCTTTTTCATTTCAGGCTCACGGGTATCACTCACTACGTGCTTTGTTGATAAATCCAGCCAGTGAAGCCTGACCCTTTCATCACACACAGCGCCATCCGAAAAATCGGAGGTGAGGCTATGACCAGAATGAGCACCATTTACAGCAGACTTTCATATGGATCAGGAACCACGCTTGCCGGCTGCGGTGTATCAGCGAAGGCATATGCCGAAACAGCTAAAACAGCAAAAGAGGTGTCCTGGATGTTGGCCGACAGAATTGCAGGGTTAAGCCTGAGCGACTGGGCAATTATTGTCGGTATCGCATGCACGGTAATCACGTGTGCAGTGAACTGGTATTTCCGCTGGAAAGAACGGGAGGATCGTCGCAATGGCTATGCCACAAAAGCTGAAGAATAGCGTTATTGCAGCTATACCCGCAGGCGCTATTGCTATCGCTGCGGCGTTGATTACTGGCCCAACGGGTAATGATGGCCTTGAAGGTGTGCGCTATCAGCCTTATCGGGATGTTGTTGGGGTGTGGACGGTATGCTGGGGCCATACTGGTAAAGATATTATCTTGGGCAAGACCTACACCAAAGCAGAGTGCCAGGCACTGCTGGATAAAGACCTGAATATTGTCGGCCGCCAGATTAACCCATATATCAACGCTCCGATCCCCGAAACGATGAGAGGGGCGCTGTACTCATTTGCGTATAACGTAGGCGCGGGAAACTTCAAAACCTCCACACTACTACGAAAAATCAACCTGGGTGATTCGAAAGGTGCATGCGAACAACTGCGGCGCTGGATCTATGCTGGTGGCAAACAGTGGAAGGGTTTAATCACCCGGCGTGAAATTGAGCGTGAAGTTTGCCTGTGGGCAGAGAAACCTCAAAATCTGAGTGATGGATATGGGCCACTTAACCCGGGCATTCCAGTATCAGTCCCGGGGGTATTCTGATGAGCCTGCGATCTCAACTTATTATCGTTGCATTGCTGGTGGCCGTCGTATTCATCGCCGGTAGCGTATGGAGCAGCCGCGGTTGGGAAAAAAAGTGGGCGGAACGTGACAGCGCGGAATCATCGCAAACAGCGAACGCGCAGACCGCCGCCCGCATGATTGAACAAGGGCGTATTATTGCCCGTGATGAGGCTGTAAAAGATGCACAAGCACAAGCCGCTAAATCTGCTGCCACTGCTGCTGGCCTGTCTGCCACTGTTAGCCAGCTGCGTACCGAAGCAACAAAGCTTGCCGCCCGCCTGGACGCCGCAAAGCACACCTCAGATCTTGCCGCTGCCGTTAGAAGCAAAACAGCCGGTGCTGACGCCGCAGTGCTCGCCGACATGCTCGGACGCCTTGCAAAAGAAGCTCGATATTATGCTGAGCGATCTGACGAAAGCTACCGAGCTGGAATGACATGTGAGCGTGTTTACGACTCGGTAAAAGAATCAAACAACAGCAGGTTTGGTGATGGTTTAAGCGGGAAATCTAGCTTAAGCAGACTGTAAGGGAAGGTAAAATATAAAACCAGCAACATAAAGACATACTGACATGTTGGCTGGGGTTAGGTGAAAGTTAATTTTTCCTTTCATATCTTTTGGTTAGCTCAAGTTTTGCCCAATGCGCAAGTAAGCCAAGGATTAGGTATGTACTGTAGAAAAGTACTTTAAAAACATATATTTCCAACATTTTTATCTCCTGTATGATCTGATGGAGATAGCCTCGAATTGAGGTTATCTATTGTAGTGCCTAATAGGTCTTCCCATTAGTGAGTCGTAAAATGGCGACTCTTTAAAAGATTCATTACGTGAGATATAGAAATGGTTTCACTTCGTTTGAACAAAGCTGTGTTAATCAGCCCTACAGGCATTCACTGGGTGACTGCGTTCATGCTTTACTAAATAATTCATGGGGTTATCATGGTAGCTCTTTGATAAAAGGAGTTTTGGTAATGAAATTTCTCTGGGTTGTATGCATTATTTGCGGAGTTATTGGGTTTGTGCAGGGAATTATCGGGGTGTTCGGTGCTGTTAGTGCGCCTCAGCAGGCTGCTGGTGCAGCAATGGGCGTTGCGTGGGCGGTAATTCCATATTGCATCTGTCGTGCTATCCAGGAGATGAGACCACAAGAAGTGGTAATCAAAAAAGACGAATGATACTCAGCTATCACATCGAATAAGCCTCGCAAAAGCGGGGCTTTTTAATGCCCGCATCCACCATTGCAAGTGATAATCATTATTATTAAATGGGTCCTCCTGGCGGGGTGGCCTGCCACGGGGCGGCATGCTCGCGGGAATCGGCTAGTTTTTGCGATCTATGGTCATCATCATCATTCGCGCAATCCATTGATTTTTCACACCCAGATTTTTCAATGATGTCGAATCGTTCAAAAAGTGTTCACCATCATGGACCAGGAAATTGCTTCGTTAAAACTCAACATTAACCAGCTGGCTGGCATCACTGGCGTACATCGACAGACCGTTGCCGCCAGGCTAAAAAATGTTGAACCTGCTGCCGGTAGTAACAGCAAACTCAAGCTGTATCTCGTCACCGATATTCTGAGTGAACTGATGGTTCCCACCGTCTCAACGTCCAACGTAGAGGAAATGGAACCATCCTACAGGCTCGCGCACTGGAAAGCCGAAAATGAGCGGCTGAAATTTGAGATAGAAACTAAGCAGCTCATTCCCGCTGAAGACGTTGCCAGAGAATTTTCACTGATGGCGAAAGCTGTTGTAACGGTGCTTGAAACTCTCCCGGACATTCTTGAGCGTGACTGCGCATTGACGCCAGTCGCTGTCTCGCGTGTGCAAGACGTGATTGATGATTTGCGCGATCAGGTTGCACAAAAAGTGATGGACGTCGAACCAGAGGAGGAAGAGCCAGAGGAGGACTGATGGCAAAACGGGCATCAGCCAGGGGAATTCGTCGTGATATCTCCGGTATTTTGCGTGCTCCACGTCGTATGAAAGTAGCCGATGCGGTTCAAGATTTCATGCGTGTCCCTATTGGTGCGGGTAACTCTGTGAAGTGGGATCCAAATCTGGCCCCTTACATTATAGAGCCGATGAACTGCCTGGCATCGAGGGAATATGATGCGGTGGTGTTTGTTGGACCCGCTCGAACCGGGAAAACCATTGGCCTTATTGACGGCTGGATTGTCTACAACATCGTTTGCGATCCCGCTGACATGCTGGTCATCCAGGTGTCCGAAGAGAAAGCGCGTGAGCACTCCAAAAAGCGACTCGACCGCACCTTTCGGTGTAGTCCGGACGTGAAATCACGGCTCAGCCCACGACGGAATGATAACAACGTCCACGACCGCACATTTCGAGCCGGTAACTACCTCAAAATCGGCTGGCCATCGGTCAACATCATGTCATCGTCAGACTATAAGAGCGTGGCGCTGACTGACTACGATCGCTTCCCTGAGGACATCGATGGGGAAGGTGATGCGTTTTCCCTGGGTTCAAAGCGTACCACCACCTTTATGTCCAGTGGGATGACGCTGGTTGAGAGCTCTCCCGGTCGTGATATCCGTGACACAAAGTGGCGTCCTTCTTCGGCCCATGAAGCGCCGCCGACAACCGGCATCCTGTCATTATTTAACCGTGGCGATCGCCGCCGTCTCTACTGGCCCTGTCCGCATTGCGGCGAGTATTTCCAGCCAGAAGTGGCGAACATGACCGGTTACCGGGAATTACCTGACCCCGTTCTGGCAAGTGAATCTGCCTTCCTCCAGTGCCCGTCATGCAAAGGCAAAATTACGCCCGATATGAAGCGTGACCTTAATATCCGCCATGTCTGGCTGCGTGACGGGGAAAAAATAGACCCGGACGGCAATCGATATGGTGAACCACGCCGCTCGCGTATCGCCTCGTTCTGGATGGAAGGCCCGGCAGCTGCTTATCAGACCTGGGCGCAGATGATGTACAAATTCCTGACTGCTGAGCAGGAATACGAGGCCACCCAGAGCGAAGAGACGCTAAAAACGGTGGTAAATACCGACTTTGGTCGACCCTATTTGCCCCGCGCTAATCTCGAGCAGCGTAAAAGTGAACTGCTGGAACAGCGCGCCGAAGATGTGCCAAAGCGTGCCGTGCCCGATGGTGTGCTGTTTATGACTGCAACGGTCGACGTTCAGGGCGGTAAATCCCGGCGTTTCGTGGTCCAGGTGACTGGCTACGGTGCGCAGGGTGAGCGTTGGGTTGTTGACCGCTACAACATCCGACAGTCATTAAGGGCCAATGAGCACGGCGAGTGCTATCCCATAGACCCGGCGAGCTACCCGGAAGACTGGGATTTGTTGCTGTCCGATGTGTTCGAAAAGTCCTGGGTGTTGGCGAGTGTTCCATCAAAGCGCATGCGACTTATGGCGATGGCTGTCGATTCAGGCGGGGAAGACGGTGTTACCGACAATGCGTACAAATTCTGGCGCAAATGCCGCCGTGAAGGGCTGGGCAAAAAGATTTATCTCTTCAAAGGTGACAGCGTGCGCCGCTCGAAACTCATCACCCGTACTTTCCCTGACAACACCGACAGATCTACCCGCCGCGCAAAAGCCGCCGGTGATGTGCCGCTTTATCTACTCCAGACCGACGCACTTAAAGACCAGGTGAACAACGCGTTGTGGCGTGATTCGCCTGGCCCGAATTACGTGCATTTCCCTAAATGGCTCGGCAGCTGGTTTTACGATGAACTGACCTATGAGGAGCGTTCAACCGATGGCAAATGGAGTAAGCCGGGACGCGGCGCAAACGAAGCGTTTGACCTTCTGGTCTATGCAGATGCGCTCGCCATCCTCCACGGCTACGAGAAAATTAAATGGCCCGATGCTCCTGAGTGGGCGAGGCGGGAAACGTGGCTGGAGAACGCGCCGGCGGAAGCTGGCGAAGCGCCATCCCCGACACCTGAGCCTGTACCAACGAAAACCCGGAAGCGGAAAAAGCCCGTAACCGATGATGATAATCCCTGGACAAGTTCAGGAGGAGGGTGGTTGTGAGTCAAAGCACGATTGAAACGATGATCCAGCGTTACACAGAAGCAGAAATGGCAGTGCTGGAAGGCAAAACCATCCGCTTTAATGGGCAGGAAATGACGATGGAAAACCTCTCCGAGATCCGTAAAGGTCGGCAGGAGTGGGAACGCCGCCTTACTTCCCTTATTTCGCAGCGCCGTGGGCGATCCGGCTACCGACTGGCGAGGTTTGAATGAGCCTTTTAGATGATGCGATTGGTGTCTTTTCGCCAGGCTGGAAAGCAGCCCGTCTGCAGGCGCGCGCGAAAATCAGGGCCTATGAAGCCGTTACCCCGACCAGAACGCATAAAGGGCGCCGTGAAAACCGTTCTGCAGATCAGCTCAGCAAAATGGGGGCCGTATCACTGCGGGAGCAGGCCCGGTGGCTCGATAACAACCACGATTTGGTGATTGGTGTGTTCGATAAGCTTGAAGAACGGGTGGTGGGGAAAGCCGGAATTATTGTTGAACCCCATCCCAAACTGATGAACGGTAAAATCGCCAAAAAGCTGGCCGATCAGATCCGTAGTAAATGGGCAGAATGGTCTGTCAGGCCAGATGTCACGAACCAGTTTACCCGTCCGATGCTTGAGCGCCTGATGTTGCGCACCTGGCTGCGGGATGGCGAAGTGTTTGCCCAGCTTGTCAGTGGAACCGGGAATGGTCTTACGCCAGCAGCCGGTATTCCTTTCTGGCTTGAAGCGCTTGAACCAGATTTTATTCCCATGAACAGCGATTCTGCCAGCCAGCTTAATCAGGGGGTATTCGTCGACAACTGGGGCAGACCAAGGAAATATCAGGTTTATAAAAGTCTGCCCGTTTCAGGCCGTCAGCTTGATACCAAAGAAGTTGATGCGGAAAACATGCTGCATCTTAAATTTGTCCGCCGTCTGCACCAGACCCGGGGCGTATCGATGCTGTCCGGCGTACTGATGCGCCTGAGCGCACTCAAAGAATATGAAGACGCCGAGCTCACCGCCGCACGTATTGCTGCCGCGCTGGGGATGTACATCAAAAAGGGGGACGGGCAAAGCTTCGAAGAGAGTAACAGTTCTTCCGATGATGATGATCGGGAAGTGATGATTCAGCCTGGCATCATTTATGACGATCTTAAGCCAGGTGAAGATATCGGCATGGTGAAATCTGACCGGCCCAATCCTAACCTTGAAACCTTCCGTAATGGTCAACTTCGCGCTGTCGCAGCAGGCAGTCGACTCAGCTTTTCAAGCACAGCCAGAAACTACAACGGCACCTACAGCGCGCAGCGGCAGGAACTGGTGGAATCAACAGACGGCTATCTCATTTTGCAGGACTGGTTTATTGGCGCGGTGACCCGGCCAATGTACCGCGCCTGGCTGAAAATGGCGGTTGCTGCCGGCGAGATTAAATTGCCCCGCGGTCTGGATATGGAGTCGCTGTACTCGGCAGTGTATTCCGGCCCTGTTATGCCGTGGATCGATCCGGTTAAAGAGGCCAATGCCTGGAAGTTACAGATCCGGGGCGGAGCGGCAACAGAATCCGACTGGGTCCGTGCCAGCGGACGTAACCCGAACGATGTGAAGGCGCGACGGAAGGCAGAAATCGACGAAAACAAAGAGATGGGGCTGGTGTTTGACACTGACCCTGCCAATGACAAAGGAGGCACCAGTGCCGAAGCCAAAGAACCGGGCGCATCACCGTCCGAAAGCCAGCGCAAAAAGTAATTCCTGGTTCCGTATGCAGGCCAGCGCCGACAACGAAGCGGATATTTATATCTACGACGAGATCGGCTACTGGGGGGTGACGGCGCGCCAGTTTGTGAATGACCTGAAGGCGCTTGGCGACATTACCCATATCAACCTTCATATCAATTCGCCCGGTGGCGATGTCTTTGATGGCATCGCCATTTTTAATGCCCTGAAGCATCACGGCGCAGCGATCACCGTTCACATCGATGGTCTGGCAGCTTCAATGGCTTCGGTGATTGCGATGGTTGGCAACCCGGTCATTATGCCGGAAAACACCATGATGATGATCCACAAACCATGGGGATTCGCAGGTGGCGATGCCAACGATATGCGGGATTATGCCGATCTGCTGGATAAGGTCGAGTCTGTCCTGATCCCGGCGTACGCGGAGAAAACAGGAAAAACGACCGAGGAAATCGCCACCATGCTGGACGATGAAACCTGGATGGATGGTAAAGAATGCTTAGCGCATGGCTTTGCCGATCAGGTCACTACATCTCTGCAGGCGATGGCCTGTATTCAATCAAAACGTATTGAGGACTTTGAAAAGATGCCAAACAGCATTCGTAACATGATCACCCCGCCGCGCAATACCACCCAGCGCGAACCGCAGCAACCGCAACCACAGGTGCCGGCAACGACGACCACAGCGCCAGCGTCCACTTCTGATGAAGCCACTATCCGTGCACAGGTGCTTGCCGAGCAAAAGAACCGTGTTACCGCGATTAACGATCTCTTTGCGATGTTCGGCGGCAAGCATCATGAGCTGCAGAATAAATGCATCGCGGATCCGGAATGCACCGTTGCACAGGCTAAAGATGAACTGCTGGCGGCGCTGGGCAAAAATGCAACCCCGTCGAATAAAACTACGGATGCGCATATTTACGCCGGGAACGGTAACTTTGTTGGCGACGGAGTTCGCCAGGCACTGATGGCGCGCGCGGGCTTCGAAAGCATGGAGCGTGATAACGTCTACAACGGTATGACGCTGCGCGAATATGCCCGTATGGCGCTGACCGAGCGCGGCATCGGCGTTTCCAGCTATAACCCGATGCAGATGGTCGGCATGGCACTGACGCACAGCACGTCTGACTTCGGCAATATCCTGCTCGACGTTGCTAATAAAGCGTTGCTTCAGGGCTGGGAGGAAGCGGCAGAAACTTTTGAGCAGTGGACCAAGAAAGGCCAGTTGTCTGACTTTAAAACGGCGCATCGTGTCGGTCTGGGTGGTTTCTCATCCCTGCGCCAGGTACGTGAGGGGGCTGAATATAAGTATGTGACCACCAAAGATAAAGGTGAAAGCATCGCGCTGGCCACCTACGGTGAAATCTTCTCTATTACCCGTCAGGCGATCATCAACGACGATCTGAATCAGTTAACCGATGTACCTATGAAGATGGGGCGCGCGGCAAAAGGGACGATTGGTGATCTGGTATATGCCGTTCTTACCGAAAACGCGAAATTGTCTGATGGTAAGCCGCTGTTCCATGCTGATCACGGCAATATTTCCGCAGGCGCGATTTCTGTAGCCAGCCTTGATGAAGCGCGCAAGATGATGCGCCTTCAGAAAGAGGGAGAGCGTCCCCTGAATATTCGCCCGGCATTCATGCTGGTGCCAGTCGCCCTCGAAACCCTGGCAAATCAGACGATCAAGTCTGCCAGTGTGAAAGGGGCGGATATCAACGCCGGTATCATGAACCCAATTCAGAACTTTGCTGAAGTTATCGCGGAGCCGCGTCTTGACGCCAAAGATACCAGCGCCTGGTATCTGACCGCCGCTAAGGGCACGGACACCATCGAAGTGGCTTACCTGAACGGCGTTGATACTCCGTATATCGATCAGCAGGAAGGCTTCACGACCGACGGCATTGCCACCAAAGTGCGCATCGATGCCGGTGTATCTCCTCTGGATTATCGCGGCATGGCGAAATCAACCGGGAAATAATCCCTTCCTCTCAAGCAGCACATCACAGCCCATCAGGGCTTTTTTTGTATCTGAATTCGGCCCCGTATAGGGCTGGATGGAGACTGAGTTTATGGCGAAGAATTTTGTACAACATGGCAAAACTATTGAGATTGCCAACACGGGCAGCGTTGCGATCCTGAGTGGTTCGCCGGTGCTGGTGGGGAAAGTCGTGGCGATTGCCATTACTGATATTCCGGCAGGTCAGACAGGGGACGGTTTTGCCGAAGGCATTTTCCTTCTGCCGAAGCTGACTACCGATGCGATCGCCATCGGTGAGCAGGTTCATATCAAAGATGGCAAAGTGCAGAACGACACGACAGGTGCCGATCTGGCAGGGGTTGCCTGGGAAGATGCTGCTGCAAGTTCTTCAATTGTAGCCGTGAAAATCAATGCCTAATCCCTTTGACAGACTTGTCAGCCGCATGGATGCGGTCACGGTAAACAAAATGGGCAAGCCAGCGACCATCAACGGGGAGCCCATGGTTGTTATTCCGGCTGAGTTTCTGGAAGAAATGGGGCCTTTGAGCGGAACAGGGCGGTCACTGGTGGTGTTTACTGCAGGATACAGGCCGCGCCGTAATGACGTGGTGATTTTTGAAGGGGAGGAATTCCATCTTACCCGCCACGAACGCTTTAACAGCAAGCCACGCATCTTTATCGAATAAGCAGGGGGGAATATGTCGATTAAGGGGCTGGAGCAGGCCATCGCTAACCTGAACAGCATCAGTAAAAAAGCTGTACCGCGCGCTTCCGCCCAGACGGTGAATCGTATCGCCACACAGGCGGTCAATCGCAGTGTGTCCGCTGTCGCGAAATCAACCCGCGTCCCCCGAAAACTGGTCAGGCAGCGTGCGCGGGTACGCCGGGCAACGGTGGCGAAGCCGCGCGCTCTGATTCGCATAAACCGCGGTAATCTTCCTGCTATCAAACTGGGACCATCCAGCATGCGTCTGTCGCGGCGTAAACGGGATAAGTCTGGTACGAACAGTGAGCTACGTGTAGGGCGTTTCCGTTTCCCTGGGGCCTTTATTCAGCAACTGGCAAACGGCCGCTGGCATGTTTTGCGGCGTACCACGAAGAGCCGGTATCCCATTGAAGTAGTCAGTATTCCCCTGGCCATTCCCCTGACCGAGACATTCCGGGCTGAAGTGCCAAAACTTATGGACGAACGTATGCCGCAAATTATGCGACAAAACCTGTCTAACCAACTGAGGTTGATCCTTAAACGATGAAAAACAGTGATATCCGCAAAGCCGTACTAACCGCGCTCCAGCGCAATATCTCAGATGCAGTGACATGGTTCGACGGTCGTCCTGGGTTTCTGGATGAGCAGGATCTTCCGGCGGTAGCGGTTTACCTTTCTGACGCCCGGGCCTCGGATGAAAGTGTTGATGAAGATATGTGGACAGCCGTGCTGCATGTTGAGGTGTTTCTGAAAGCCACGGCTACAGACAGTGCTCTGGATTCCTGGATGGAGGACCGCATCTATCCGGCAATGGCTGATGTTCCCGAACTGGCAAATCTTCTCGAATTGATGGCGGCTCAGGGATATGACTATCAGCGCGATGAAGAGGCCATGACGTGGGGATCTGCCGACCTCAGTTATTCCATCAGCTACATTATGTGAGGACGTAATGACTACACCAAACCCACTGGCGCCAGTAAAGGGTGCCACCACCACGCTCTGGATTTATTCCGGATCGGGCAACCCGTTCGCTAACCCATTATCGGATGTTGACTGGACGCGCCTGGCAAAGATTAAAGATCTGCAGCCCGGTGAACTGACTGCCGAATCAAACGATGATACCTATCTGGATGACGATGATGCCGACTGGACTGCTACCGCGCAGGGGCAGAAATCGGCGGGTGAGGCCAGTTTTACGCTGGCCTGGAAACCTGCTGAGAGCGGGCAGCAGGATCTGGTTCGCTGGTTTGATGACGGTACCGTGCTGGCGTACAAAATCAAATACCCGAATGGCGCCATCGATGTGTTCCGTGGCTGGGTAAGTAGCCTGGGCAAAACGGTGACAGCAAAAGACACCATTACCCGTTCTGTCAAAATCAGCAATAACGGTAAGCCAGGCCTTGCTGAAGACAGTGCTGCTGCAGCGATTGCCGTAACCGGCGTCAGCCTGGATAAATCGACCACCACCGTTGCGGTTGCTGCTACCACCACGCTGAATGTCACCGTGGCACCAGCCAGCGCGAGTGATCAATCTTTCCGGGCCACCACCACAGATGCAGGTAAAGCCACGGTGACTGTCGCCGGTACGGTGCTGACGGTCACCGGTATTGCCGCCGGAACCGCTGACATTATCGTGATGACCAACGACGGGCTGTTTGTTGCGACCTGTAAAGTCACCGTTTCCTGACCTCCGGGGCTGTGGCCCCGCTTTCTGGAGTAACCCATGTTTTTAAAAAGTGAACCGTTCGAACGTAACGGTAATACAGTCACGCTCTACGAACTGTCGGCACTGCAGCGTATTGAGCATCTTGAACACCTGAAGTCGCTGGAAAGTATCACTGATGCCGACATGCAGGCGGCGATGGATATGACGATTAAATCCGGCGCACTGCTGGTGGCCATGTCTTTATGGCATGGCCACCCCCTGAAAGGGACGCACAAAACGCCGAAAGAAGACGTTGAGCAGATCCAGAATGAAGTGCTGATGACCTGGCCGCTGGAGATTGTTTCCGCTGCAGAGTACACCGTGAAGCAGCTGTCCGGCATGGTGCCGCTGCCGGAAGCGAATGATCCGGAGGATGTTGCTGTGACTGAGCCGGTCAGTCTGGAAAAGTCCTCGCCAGTGAGCTGACATTCGTCCTGAAACTGGCGCGAGAATTTCGCCGGCCGGACTGGCGCGCCATGCTTGCTGGTATGTCGTCAACGGAATACGCCGACTGGCGAACGTTCTACCAGGACAATTTTTTTAATGATGTGCAACTGGATGCACATTTTTCCTCGCTGATGCATATCGTCATTACCGCGCTTGACCCCAAAACCACATCAACCCCTGCCAGCTTCAGCCTGCTTTCACCTTCTGCGGAGGATATTGCCGACGATGAACCCGGTGACGCAGTGCTGATGGCAAAGGCTGAGGGCATTTCAGGAGGTGTTCGCTATGGCCCAGACGGCAGTGGGTGACCTGGTCGTTAACCTTGACGTTAATTCGTCAAAGTTCAACGAGCAGATGGAGTACGTAAAAAGGCAGTTTAAGCAGACGGGGGACGCAGCGAATGACTCGGCGCTGAAGGTGCAGCAGTCATTTACCCGCCAGGAGAGCGCCGCGAAGAAGGCCGGTATTTCTGTCGGCCAATACAACGCGGCGATGCGTATGCTGCCTGCGCAGTTTACGGATATCGCCACCCAGCTGGCCGGTGGGCAGAGTCCGTGGCTTATCCTGCTGCAGCAGGGCGGTCAGGTGAAAGACTCCTTCGGCGGTATTATTCCGACCTTTCGGGCGCTGCTGGGCACCATATCGCCAGTGATGGTTGGGGTTGGCGCGCTGGCTGCCGCCACTGGCGCGGTGGTTTACGCCTGGTATCAGGGCTCGTCCACGTTGTCTGATTTCAACAAAACGCTGGTTCTGTCCGGTAATACTGCCGGGCTGACCTCAAACCGCATGCTGGTGCTGGCGAAATCTGGCGAGCAGGCGGGACTCACGTTTAACCAGACCAGCAGTGCGCTGACGGAGCTGGTCAACGCCGGAGTGCGTGCCGGTGCCCGGTTCGATGAGATGAGTCAGGCGATAGCGAAATTTACCGATGCGTCGGGCGTGCCGGTCGATAAGGTGGCGGCGGCATTCGGCAAACTGACGAACGATCCGACCTCTGGTCTGATTGCCATGGCGCAGCAGTTCCACAACGTTACAGCGGAACAGATTGCTTATGTGGCGCAACTGCAGCGTGCCGGTGATGAGGCCGGGGCTCTACAGGCAGCTAATGATGCGGCGACGAACGGTTTTCGCGAGCAGACAAAGAGCCTGCGCGACAATATGGGGTCGATTGAAACTGCTGCCGACAGCCTGAAGCGTGCCTTTAAATCGATGTGGGATGCGGCGCTCGATATCGGGCGGCCTGACACCACGCAGGAGATGCTTGCCAAAGCGGAAGCGGCCTTTAAGCGGGCGGATGAAATCTGGAATCTGCGTAAAGGTGATGGTTATGTCAATGATGATGCGCGCGCCAGCTACTGGAACGATCGGGAATCTGCACGCCTTGCACTGGAAATGGCGCAACAGCAGGCCAGTGTGGCAAAGGCAACTGAGGATAACGCAGCCCGCGAGGCGGTGATTGAATCTGACCGCCAGAAGTATGCCGCGCAGGCGCAGTCGAATTATGCAAAGACTCAGACTGCGCTGGAGAAGTACACGGCCCGTCAGAATGAACTGAACAAGGCGCTGAAAGACGGACGGATCCTCCAGGCTGACTACAACATCAATCTGGAAGCTGCGAAAAAAGAATACGACGACTCGCTGAAGAAACCCAAAGCCCCTTCAGCGGTAAAAACACCTGCAGGTGTAAAAAGTGTCGATACTGCCAGCGCGCAGACGCTGGAGCTGGAGGCGCAGTTACGCACTCTGCAGGAGCATAAGAGCATCACGGATACCATCAGCCAGCAGCGGCAGGAATTGTGGAAACAACAATCCCGCTTTTCGGTGCTGGAAGAGGCCTCCAAAAAGCGCGCACTGACCGCCGATGAAAAATCGGTGCTGGCGAACAAAGACGAGGTGCTGGCGCGGGCCGAAGTGAATGCCCGGCTGGGCGATCAGATTGTTGCCCAGGAACGGTTAAACCGCCTGCAGGACAGCTCGCAGAAGTACGTTACCCAGATTGGGGAGAAAACCCGAGCGCTTGTGGCCGGGGGCAGCATGAGCAGTCGCGGCGCGCAGCGGCAAAACGAAGAGGCACAGCTGCGACAGGGCTGGATGAATGCCGGCGGTACGGACACCGATCAGGGTTATCAGAACGAACTGGATGCACTGAAGAAATATTATGCCGCACAGGACGAGCTCCGCGGCAACTGGCAGGCTGGGGCGAAATCAGCGTGGGCTGACTATGCCGATTCAGCAGCTGATGCCTATGGTTCGATGAAGTCCGCTGCTTCAGCCACATTCGATGGTATCAGCCAGAATATGGCCGATATGCTGACGACAGGGAAAGCAAACTGGGCAGATTTCACCCGTTCCACGTTGTCGATGTTGACGCAGATCCTGATGAAGCAGGCCATGGCCGGCCTGGTCAGTTCCGCCACGTCAGCGCTGGGTTTCGCTGGCGGTGGTTATACCGGATCCGGCGGTAAGTATGAGCCTGCAGGTGTGGTGCACCGTGGAGAGTTTGTCTTTACGCAGGAAGCCACCAACCGAATCGGTGTCGGCAACCTTTATCGCATGATGCGCGGTTATGCGACTGGTGGTCTGGTTGGTGGTGAGGCGATGAAGTGGAATGATTCTTTAGAAAAATCTAGCGTAACGGTTAATATGGGAGGGATCGTAATTGGTCAGGCAAACCAACAACCCTCAGGAAGTACTTCGTCAGTTGATCATGATGCAATTATGCGACAACTTAAACCTGCTATGATCTCTGTCGTCAGTGAACAGGCAAGTAAACCTGGAACACCTTTATGGAGTGCAATAAGAGGAAAGCGTTAAATGAAATTCCATGTTGAAGATATAAATGCTTATGAAAACTGCAATGGAAAAAACACTGATGCCAAAGTTAAGGTAACAACAAAGGAAAATGGTTTACCAGATATCAGCATATCTGTGAGTATTCCATTGAACTGGGATTGTACGCTGGAACAGACAAAAGAGGCATTGATTCAAGAGGCTAAACAGAAATTACAAAAAGTTGTTAATAGCTTTTGAGTTCTCACTTTTCTTAATAAAAACCTGCTTCGGCAGGTTTTTTTATGTCTGCTTAAAAAAGCAAATCCAAAACGGACGTGACTATGGCGATCGAGCATTTTGCATGGCGGATTAAAGCTTCCAGCCAACCAACTCTGAAAAGCAAAGATACGGTACGTACGGCACAGTTTGGTGATGGTTATAAGCAGGTGTCAGGTACCGGGCTGAATAATGAAACGCTCAGTTATGAGTATTCATTTACCGGCGAACCGGAAACCGTCAGGGATATCTATGCTTTCCTGCGGCGCCATAAGACGAAATCATTTTCGTTTACCCCGCCTGGCGGTGATCTTGCGCTGTGGCGCGTTGAGGCAGACAGCCTGCAGCGCGTCACCAAAAGTAAAACGGTGGAAACCGTATCAGCCACCTTTGAACAGGCGTTTGCACCATGAGCTTAAACAGTGATTATCAGAAACTTGAGCCGGGCAATGTTGTCCGGCTTTTTGATGTCGATGGCACCGCATTTGGTGTTTCCGACGTTCTCCGCTTACACGCCCACAATATTGCCCACACTCCCGATGAAATTGCCGCTGCTGGTGGAGATGAAAATAAGCTACCGGCGAAATCGATCTGGTGGCAGGGGCAGGAATATAAAGCTTGGCCCTGCCAGATAGAGGGTATTGAGACGGCGACTGACGGGACCAGCGCGCAGCCGACGCTGTCGGTCGCTAACCTGGATAGTTCCATTACGGCGCTGTGTCTTGCTTATGATGACCTGCTGCAGGCAAAGGTCACGATTCATGACACGCTGGCGCAGTATCTGGATGCGAAAAACTATCCGGAGGGCAACTCGTCAGCGGATCCGCAGCAGGAAAAGCTGAAGGTGTTTTACATTGACGCCAAGAGCAATGAAACCAACGAGGTGGTGGCGTTTACGTTGTCCAGTCCGATGGATCTGCAGGGGTTGATGATCCCGACGCGGCAGCTACATTCGCTTTGTACCTGGTGTATCCGTAACAAATACCGCTCTGGTGATGGATGCGACTATGCCGGAACGCGTTATTTCGACAAGCACAACAACCCAGTCAACGATCCGTCACTCGATGAATGTCCCGGTACGCTCACTGCGTGCAAGTTGAGGCATGGCGAGGGGAACGAGTTGCCGTTCGGTGGCTTCCCTGGCACATCCCTGATCAGGAGCTGATATGCGTCAGAAAATTATCGACGCCATTATGGCGCATGCTGCTGCTGAATATCCGCGTGAATGCTGCGGCGTAGTGGTGCAAAAAAGCAGGGTGCAGCGGTACATTCCCTGCCGTAACTTGGCAACCGATCCGACAGAGCATTTCCACCTGTCGCCGGAAGATTACGCCGCTGCCGAAGACTGGGGAACAGTGATTGCCATTGTCCACAGCCACCCGGATGCCACGACGCAGGCGAGCGAACTGGATAAGGCACAGTGTGACGCTACGTTACTTCCGTGGCATATCGTCAGCTGGCCGGAGGGGGATCTGCGTACCATTCAGCCGCGGGGCGAGCTGCCGCTACTGGAGCGCCCGTTTGTGCTCGGTCACTTCGATTGCTGGGGGCTGGTGATGAGCTATTTCCGGCAAACGCATGGCATTGAGCTGAAGGATTACCGCGTGGATTATCCCTGGTGGGAAGACAGTTATCCCGAAAACTTCTACCACGATTGCTGGTATGAATGCGGATTCCGTGAATTCAGCGGTGCGCCGCAGCCAGGTGACATGGTCATCATGCAGGTCCAGGCCAACAAGTGGAACCATGCCGGGATCCTGCTGGAGGGCAATATGTTACTCCACCATCTTTACGGACATTTGAGTCAGCGTGTGCCGTATGGGGGATACTGGCAGGAACGGACGATGAAGGTTCTACGGTATAAGTCTCTGTGCTAACCTTTTGCAAAACCAAAGGGGATAGGGATATGAAAAAGACTTTGCTGCTTCTAATCGCAATAGCTGTTGCGGGCTGTTCAACTGAACCAGTTCTTCCACAAAATGCAAAAGAAGTTGATGCCGCGGTTGAATTTCATCAAAAACCAAATACGACAGAAGTTACCATCATTCGTGATAAAGGGTTTGTAGCTGGAGGGTGTGCTATCACATCCTATGTGAATGGCGTGCCAGTTGCTGAACTTGAAACAGGGGAAAAAGTTAGAGCTTATTTACCAGCGGGTGAAATAATTATTGGTGCTGGATTCGCTGGAAAGGGGCTATGTAGTGGAGCACCAAAAAAAGAGCGGGAGTTTATAATCAAACCTGACACACCGAGGGTGTTAAGAATATTCACGGATCAAAGTGGTAATGTTGATATTTTACCAATGACTGTAAATTGAAATATATTAAATATGAGAACCACCTTCGGGTGGTTTTTTTATGGGAGTAACAAATGCAAGAAGTAATGACTCAAATTGAGCTACATGGGCCTTTGGGAAAAACCTTTGGTAAGGTTCACCATCGCTTGATTAGCACTACTCACGAGGCATGCAGGGCGCTATCTGCAACTATTAAAGGCTTCGAGCAGTACATGCACACCAGTAAACAGCGAGGTCTGACCTTTGCGGTATTTCGTGGAAAGAAAAATATTGGGGAAGATGATTTAGGTTTCCCGGTGACTGGTGAAGTAATCAGAATTGTTCCAGTTACTATAGGTAGTAAAAAATCCGGTGTCCTTCAGACAATCCTAAATAGCTGCGCCTAATACCGCTACACTTTTGCCTGACCATGTTTTCCTCCGGGGAATGGGCTGGCGGTTTCCATAAAATGGCGGACCTTTTTCAGTAACTGCCACATTGAGCGGCACTGATGATTACGGGTTATCGTGTCATGAAGTGCCTGCCATAGCCGTTCCACATGATTCACCCACGGCGAGTAAACCGGCTGGTAAATTACCCTGAACTTGGGATTTGCTTTCAACCAGCGCTGTGTTTCGCGGCTTTTATGGATAATGTAGTTATCAACGATCAGCGTGATTGTTTTCGCCCGCCGGTAAGTGGCTTTCAGGTGCTTCAGCAGAGCGATAAACAGCGCTGAACTTTTGCTGTTGCCGCCCACGTAGCTGACTTTACCCGTGCCACTGTGCAGTGCGCCGGCCAGATAGTATTTTTCGTTCTGCCCCGGCGTCACTACCCGTTTCTGCTGTCCGCGCAACTGCCAGTCCGCACCGATTTTAGGATTAAGGTGGATATCCACTTCATCTTCATAAAATACCGGATGCTCTGCGCTGCATTCATCCAGCGCTTTGTGGATTACCGCCATCTTTTCATCTTTATGTGGGTCACGGATACGCAGAGTTGGCGCGGCCCTGCGCCATACAAGCCCCGCAGATGGCAACCAGCGGCGAACGGTTCCTGCATGTAACTGGCAACCGGTTATCTCATTGATTTTTATTGCCAGTAATTCGGTGCTCCAGCGTGAACGTTGATAACCAAAATCGCCGGGAGAATGCTTTATCAGCTCACGTAACAGGGTGCAGATATGTTCAAAAGGCCAGCGTCGGGAGCGCCCTGCGGGTAAGGATTTCAGGCCTTCAATACCTGAGTGCGTAAACCAGTTAATCCAGCGACCAACGGATGAACGGGCACAACAGAGAGTTCTGGCAACATCGCTGACCCGTTCACCCCGATGAAGCATCAGCATGGCCGTGAGTCTGCGGGCATGATTTTTATCGCGCGTTTTATGAATAGCTTTCTGCATCAGGCGTCGTTCGCCACGGGGTATTGGTGCTATGATCGGCATCGCTCAGTCCGGTTGGTGGTTTTGGTTGGTTTGGCGATTGATCAGATCGCACAATCCGGGCTGAGTTCCCTTTCAGTGATCTACTATTCCGCGCAGCTATTTAGGCGCAGTATTAGTAGCTGTTGGTGTAGTTCTAAATTTTACGCCTTTTGCAGCGGCCTCGCCTTTCTTCTATCAGGCTGGTGGTGCGTTGATCATTGGTGGCGTTGTTCAAATGCTTTCACCTCAACCGTCGGGTCTTGCCAGTAAGCAAAGTGCAGATAACCGCGCTTCATATGCTTTCGGTGGGGTGACAAATACTGGCGCACAAGGTTATCCGGTCCCGCTTCTTTATGGTCGCAGACGCATTGGCGGGGCGATCATCTCTGCTGGTATATACGTCGAAGACCAGCAATAACCAAAATAATCTTCCTTTCAGGCTACCAGATGGTGGCTTTTTTTATGGGCGCAATATGGCTACAACAACCCAGATTAAAGGCCGCAAGGGCGGCAGTTCCAGTTCCCGAACCCCTACCGAACAGCCTGATGATCTGCAATCTGTAGCGAAGGCCAAAATCCTCGTTGCGCTTGGGGAAGGGGAATTTGCAGGGCAATTAACCGGAAAAAATATCTACCTGGACGGCACGGCGCTGGAAAACGCCGATGGCTCCCAAAACTTTAGCGGCGTGACGTGGGAGTTTCGCGCGGGAACTCAGGCACAAAATTACATTCAGGGCATTCCCGGTACCGAAAACGAAATCAACGTTGGAACTGAAGTATCAAGCGCAACAGCCTGGACGCATACATTTACCAACACCCAACTATCAGCCGTTCGCCTGCGACTGAAATGGCCTTCACTGTTTAAGCAGGAGGACAACGGCGATCTGGTTGGGTATTCCATCAATTATGCAATAGACCTGCAAACTGATGGTGGGACCTGGCAAACCGTGCTTAATACCAGCGCAACCGGCAAAACGACGTCTGGTTATGAGCGCAGCCACCGTATTGATTTACCGCAGGCTGGCAGCACCTGGACAATCCGACTGCGTAAGATCACCGCTGACGCAAACAGCGCCAAGATCGGCGACACGATGACGCTGCAAAGCTACACGGAAGTGATTGATGCCAAGCTGCGCTATCCGAACACCGCGCTGCTGTACATCGAATTCGACTCAAGTCAGTTCAATGGTTCGATTCCACAGATATCCTGTGAACCACGTGGCCGGGTGATCCGCGTGCCTGATAACTTTGACCCCGATACACGGACTTATAGTGGTACATGGCAGGGCGCGTTTAAGTGGGCCTGGACCGATAACCCGGCGTGGATATTTTACGATCTGGTTATTACCGATCGCTTTGGTCTGGGTAATCGCCTGAGTGCAGCCAACATCGATAAATGGACGTTGTACCAGGTATCGCAGTATTGCGATCAGCCGGTACCGGATGGAAAGGGTGGAAGCGGGACAGAGCCACGCTATACCTGTAACGTCTATGTTCAGGACAGGAATGACGCTTACACTGTGCTGCGTGACTTTGCGGCTATATTCCGGGGTATGACGTACTGGGGCGGTGATCAGATTGTTGCGCTTGCCGATATGCCGAGAGATGTGGATTACGCTTACACCCGCGCTAACGTTATCGACGGACGCTTTACCTATTCCAGCAGCACGACAAAAACGCGGTATACCACCGCGCTGGTTTCCTGGTCTGATCCGGGTAACGCTTATGCGGATGCGATGGAGCCAGTATTTGAGCAGCCTCTGGTGGCCCGGTACGGATTTAATCAGCTGGAAATGACAGCCATCGGTTGTACCCGTCAATCAGAAGCGAACCGAAAGGGGCGCTGGGGTATTCTCACCAACAATAAGGATCGTGTTGTTTCGTTTGATGTTGGCCTGGACGGAAACATTCCGCAGCCGGGATACATCATCGCCGTGTCAGACGAGCTTCTGTCCGGCAAAGTTATGGGTGGCCGCATCAGTGCTGTTAACGGTCGCGTGATAAAACTTGACCGCGTAGCTGATGCAGCAGCAGGCGATCGCCTTATTATCAATCTTCCCTCCGGTGCGTCACAGAGCAGGACTATTCAGGCGGTTAACGGGGAATCAGTCACAGTCACCACGGCATACAGTGAGACACCACAGGCCGAAGCTGTATGGGTGGTTGAGTCAGATGAACTCTACGCCCAGCAGTATCGTGTTGTCAGTGTCTCCGATAACAATGATGGTACCTTCTCGATTACCGGCGTATGGCACGACCCGGATAAATATGCCCGTATTGATACCGGAGCCATCATTGACCAGCGGCCAGTGAGTGTGATCCCGCCAGGTAACCAGTCGCCGCCGGCTAACATTGTGATCAGCTCGTTTTCAGTGGTGCAGCAGAATATCAGCGTCGAAACCATGCGTGTGAGCTGGGACCAGGCGCAGAACGCTATCGCCTATGAGGCACAGTGGCGCCGCAATGACGGGAACTGGGTAAACGTACCGCGCAGCTCCACCACTTCCTTCGATGTTCCTGGTATTTATGCCGGACGTTACCTTGTTCGTGTGCGCGCCATTAATGCCTCTGAAATATCCTCTGGCTGGAGCTACTCCGAAGAGAAAACGCTGACGGGTAAGGTGGGAAATCCGCCGAAACCCGTTGGATTTGCGACAACACCGATTAACTGGGGCATTCGTCTGAACTGGGGATTCCCGGCTAACACTGGGGATACACTGAAAACGGAAATTCAGTACACCGCGAACAGTGATTTCTCAAATCCTCTTTTGCTGTCGGATGTGCCTTATCCTTCTGCTGAATACACTCAACTGGGATTAAAAGCGGGGCAGGAATTCTGGTACCGTGCGCAGCTGGTAGACAGAACGGGTAATGAATCCGGCTGGACCGACTGGGTTCGTGGTGAATCTAATGCGAATGCTGACGACTACCTGGGCGATATTGCTGATGACTTCCTGACGTCTGCCGATGGTGACCGCCTGACAGGCGACATTGATACCAACCTTGAAGGGATCCTGCAGAACGCGCTGGCCAACCACGGAACCGTTGAGCATCAGTTTCAGCAGTTTGGGGAGGTTCGCGCAGAAATTCTGGTAGTTAAAACGACCATTGCGCAGGTAGATAAAGCCATGGCTGAAATGTCCACGCAGGTGCAGGCGCAGTTCAATGATGTGACTGCCGCACTGGAGGACAAACTTACTGCCGTAGTTGATGCCACCGGAGCATCTGCGATTTACACCCTTAAAACCGGGGTCCGGATTAACGGAGTCATGTATAACGCCGGGATGTCGATCGCGGTACTGGCGGAAGCGGGTAAGCCGGTAGTCACTCGTGTCGGGTTTAACGCCAACCAGTTCGTCCTGATGAGTGGCAGCGGTGATACGCAGTATTCTCCTTTTGCTGTTATCAATGGTCAGGTATTTATCAGCGATGCGTTTATTCAGAACGCCAGTATCACCAGTGCGAAAATTGCGGATGCTGCGATTACTAACGGCAAAATCTCAGGCGCATTCTGGTCTACGGGCTATAAAATTGCAAATCAGGGCGGTTGGTGTCTGTCTAAGGCTGATAACAACCTGTCATTTACTGGGCCCAGCGGGCGACTGCTGGTACAGCTGGGGCATATTACCGGAGTAGCGCCTAATGTCTGATTTTGGTTTTGATTGCTGGCATGAGGACGGATCATCAGCAAACTTTGGTATTAAACCAATATCAATCATTGGAACGATAAAGCTGAGTGCCGGCCAGACGTCAGGTGCATATTCGTTCAACGTGCCGGCAGGGAAGAGGCTCGGATATATGCTGGGTCTGGCAAAAACTATAGCGTATGTAGAGGGGCGCCGAACAATAACCGTTTCAGGCAATAGTATTGTAATTGGCGCAGGCACTGATAACTCTCTGAACCAGCCTCAGGCAAATGAGAGCTATGTTTTTGTTTTTCTGGAAAATGCATAATGGCTAACAGATATGGTGCGTTATTATCGTTGAAAAGCGGCGAAACATTTATCACCCCCCAGTCAGTACCTGTTTGTCTGTATTCAAAGCAGACGTTTTCGTCAGTATCGAATGGTGCTCTACATTATATTGAGCAACTGGTTAATATACCTGATGCAACACAACCTGTTATCCCGTTTGTTCTGACATCCCGTCAGGCCGCGTGTGCTGTCTGGATTGAATCAAACGGACAACTGGCTGTACGGGCCTATGAGATACTAAATACCGCATTTACCCTGACAGTCTATTTATTCACTATATTCCCTCAGCCCATGCCAAATCCTCCGTATGGGCTGGCTGTCTGGGACGACCAGACGGGGAATCTGGTTATTACTCATGAATCGAAAATCCTGACGGACGTGGTAACTGTCGGAACAATCGGGGCAAATGGAGGCATTTATATTGACGAGAGCAGAGCGGGTAAATGGGCAATTATCCCGGATGTTGCAGGTCAGCAGGTATGGCGAATATCTGGCGGTGGACCGGGCGGTCAGCTCTGGCCTGTTCCGGTTACTTTTACAGCTGTATATAACGGGGCCAGCACCCGAATTTATACCGCTGCCACTCAGGCAATTCCATCTGGTAGCGCGCAGCCAATGGCCCCTGTAAATGCAGGTAATACAGTTATTGCAGTTGAAGTGTCAAAATATTGAATGCCTGTACGATCGTTTTAAACGATCAATGTATTTTAAATGATCTGTTAAATCTATTATCTATTGTTGTCCGCTATTGATATTTTGAATATGAATAACTACAGCGAGTAACAATATGAAAATTATATTAATCGTTCTTGCATTTTTATCATTAACTGCATGTTCCGGCACTCTCGAAAAGAAATTACCCTTATGTACAGCAACGGCGATGATCGGCGATCAGGAAACAGACGTGCTCATTTACGGGATACGTAAAATTGTAAACCAGACACAATATCAGGCCGGTTATCCATTTAACTGGCGATGGGTGAATAAAAATAACTTCACCCATTCTAATTGCCCTCAATGAAATACCAAAAATAACCCGCTCCGGCGGGTTTTTTATTATCTGAATTCAGGAGATATCCATGTCAGCAGGAACCTTAACCCTGACGAATAACTCTGCTGCTGTATCCGGCAGCGGAACCGCATTCACTACAGAACTGGCGGCCGGTGATTTTATTGTCGTTACGGTCGGTGGTATTCCTTACACCCTCCCGGTTAAGACCGTTAACAGCAATACATCACTGACACTGGTGAGTAATTTCACCGGGCCAACGCAATCTGGAGCGGCCTGGTATGCAGTTCCTCGCATCGCCATGAACCTGGTCACCGCAGCTGTAATAACACAAGCGGCTGAAGCGCTGCGCGGGCTGAACTATGACAAACAGAACTGGCAGCAGGTATTCAGTGGCACAGGTAATGTCACGGTGAAATTACCTGACGGAAGTTCCTTTACCGGACCAGCATGGGGGGGAATAGTAACGATACTTAACGGAAAAGCGGGCGCTGGTGCTAACGGTGATATCACCAGTTTGTCTGGTTTGACGACGGCACTCAGTATTGTGCAGGGGGGAACAGGGGCAAAAATTCCACGAGATGCAGCAGTTAACTTAAAAACATTTCTCAATGGCGGGACAAATATCGACCGCACTACACCCACGCTGGATAGCTTTGTCGGAGGGCTGGGTAGTGCTGGCGAATCCTATACAGTTACTGCCACTGATTCACATAATATTTCGAACTGGCCAACGAAAGTATTCTCCACTAGTAAGGCTTATGGGTGGGGTAATTTATTGTCTTTCCAGTTTGCTGGTGTTAATGCTGGCAACTGCACACAGTTTTATGCAGATAATACCAACGGTTGCAATTTGTATGTTCGTAATCAGTTCGGTGGGGGGGTATTTCGAGCATGGGCAGCGCTATTAAGCGATATGAATACCGTAAAAGATACCAATGGGTTTATCAAAGCAGCTTCGCCAGTAGTTAAGTTGTTTGCTGACGGTAGCGCGGAAACAAACGAAGAATCGCAAGGCGTAACAGTAACTCGGCTGGCCGTGGGGGAATACCTTATTGAAGGCTGTATGGGCCTGAATGCTGATGCCAGCTGGGGTGGCATTGATGGTGGTTTCGATATTCCGACCGACAGGAATAAGCAACCCCGTATCTGGCTTGACTACAGAGTCAATCCTGACGGCTCAATTTTGATTAAAACATATCATCGTGTGTATGCCACTGCGCCGGAATTTGCCCAGAACAGAATAGGGCACACAGATATAAACCGGATATTCACTGAAACCGTGACAGACGGAGAGCCTGTAGATATTCCTGCCGATTCGTTTGTGTCCGTGCGTGTGGAAATGCCGGAAAACAGCATCTGGCACCAGAAACAGAAGGATTTACAGGAGGCGATGGAAAAAGCTGAATACGAACGCGAGCAAACTCAGCAGGATGTTCAGTAGGGAAAAAGTAGGGAAAAATGACAGGTGCCGCAATCACGCCGTATGCAAGAGCATGATTGCGGCCGACTGGCGAACGTTCGATAGTGCGAGTATTGAATGATTGCCAGTCACCGCGGATTGTACTTAAGCGATATGACGGTTCAAGGCGTTTAATCTGAAACCAGCCACATATCAGCCTCTTCAAACATTTCCTGAACAGTACGGCTTATCTGTTCCTTCTCATGCTTGCTGGCGTCAGTGTTGATCGCCGGCAGTGTCATCATCGGTTTAACCCGGACATCAGCATCGGGGAAGATCCGGTGAACCCTCTTACTCAATTCGCCCAGAATAATATCTTTTGCACCGGGCAGACCATCAAAATTCCTTTTGTCATAAACGAGTTCCACGAACATTGCTCATTGCCTCTTTACTGGATGGATGTACAGTATTTATACTGTTTTTTTATCCAGTATTCAAGAAGGGGTTAATGATGCCACGACGTAGCGATATTGAGATAGCCTGGCATGCTTCGATACAGCGAGAACCGAATGGCCGGAAGACTGTCACCACACAGCGGTTTGTCCAGGAACTGGGTAAGGTTAACTGGCACTGGACGCTGAAGCAGGCCAACTATTGGATAGAATGTTATGTGACAACATTCCGCGATGTCTCCACGCAGGAAGGCGAGAACCGAACCTTTCAGCTGTTCAATCCAAACGGAGGACTATAGCCATGGGGTTCCCTTCACCAGCCAGCGATTACGTTGAAACGAGGATCTCACTCGATAAGCAGCTTATCAGTCAGCCCGCAGCGACTTACTTCATGCGTGCATCACGTTCACATTTCAGGGAAGGGATAATCCAGGGGGCGCTGCTTGTGGTAGATGCGTCCCTTACTGCCTGCGATGGCTCACTGCTGATATGTGCGATAGATGGGGAATTCAGGATCAAACGATATCGAACTCACCCTCAGCCCCATCTGGTTAATCTGGAGAACGGGAGAAGGGAGGCGCTGCCAGCAGATGATGACGGTTACAGTTCTGCACCCGCTATATTCGGGGTGATCACGTACATTATTAATGATGCCAGAAACGCGGAGTTTGATGACTGCCCTGTGATGTGA